GTGGTCTACCAGTTCTGCCGCCAAAGCCCGAACGCCGGAATCTTGCTGCCCAGCCACGGCAAGTACGTCGGCGCTTCGAGCGTGCCGTTCAGTGAATACAAGCGCAAACGCGGCGACCGTGTCGGCCTGCATTGGCGAATCCCCGCTCGCGTTGGCGCGCGACAGGTGCGCCACGCCCTGGTTGACACCAACTACTGGAAGACGTTTGTCCATGCCCGCCTGGCCGTGGCCATGGGCGACTCTGGTTGCTTGTCTCTGTTCGGCCGCGACGGCAAGGTCCACCGCCTGCTGGCCGATCATCTGACGGCCGAATACCGCGTCAAGACAGTCGCCCGTGACCGCACCGTGGATGAGTGGAAGCTCCGCGCCACGCGCCCCGACAACCACTGGCTGGACTGCCTCGTTGGCTGCGCCGTGGCGGCGTCGATCCAGGGCGCTTCTTTGCCGGGCGTGTCGGACGGTGCGTCGCGGCCCCGGAAGCGCATCAAACTCTCGCAGTTGCAACGGAGCCGGTAACCATGAACCAGATCATAGTGCCCAAGCCATCCTCGACGCCGCACGTGGGCCTGGTCTGCCGTCACTGCGGCTGTCGGCACTTCCACACCGTCTACACGCGGCGGCGTAACGACGGGATCGTTCGCCGTAAGCGCTGCCGAAACTGCGGCCAAGCAATAACCACACGGGAGAAGGCCATCTGATTGCCTCTTGCGTTGCGGATGAAAAGGGGCACAATGACTGCAGGTCGGGCGATGTGGCGCGGCTGACTCGTACCAGAATCGCGAGAGCCTTGACGGGACTCAGCGGGTTTCGCCAAGCCTCCAACCGTGAAAGGATATTGTTATGAGACACATATTGCTGATGCTTGTGGGCTTCGTTGGTCTGCTCGGCGTCTCGACGGAGGTCCGCGCGCAGGAGGCCGCGAAGAATCCGACACTGGTCGAGACCTTGTTTGATCTGAAGCGATCCGCGAAGGAAGATACAATCTACTTCCGCAACAAGGACGTTCTGCGTGGCCGCGTGCTGAACGAAACGGTCACGATTGCCACGCAGTACGGAATGCTCAAGGTTCCCCTCCGCCGTTGCGCGGGCCTCTCCTTCGAAGGCGCGCGAGCGAATACCGAAGCAGTCGTGACGGTCAACTTCAATCGGATCACCGGGATCATCACCGACCGGGTGATCAACTTCCAGATCAAGTCATCCGGCACCAAGATTCCCATCCGCAAGGAGAAGATCCGGTTCCTTCTTCTTCAGAAGACTGCAAATGAAGCGAACTTCATTGAGAAATCACCTAAGGCCGACCTCTTCCTCATGGCCAATGGCGACCTCTTGAGCGGCGAAGCCGTCGAACGCAAGATCACTATTCGCACGGACTATGCCAAGATCCCCGTCTCGTTCGCGGAGATGAAGGACGTCAAGATGCAGGGCGGCGACAATGTAACGGCGGTCATCAGCAAGACCAACGGTGACACGATGCGAGGCACACTGGACACCGACGAGATCACGCTGGACCTGGAAGTAGGTATCCAAGTGCAAGCGATCTACAAGGACAAGTTCGCGCGTATGTTCGTGGATCAGGCTCGCAAACAGACACCCGTTCAGTTTGGTGTGCAGCAGCCGATTGCCGGGGAGTCCGAAGGGGTGGGGCCGTTCCCAAGGCTTCCCGTTGGGCAGAAGGCGGCCACATTAAACTTGGGCGACGGCGTTAAGATGAAGATCGTACTTGTTTCGGCGGGGAAGTTCATCATGGGTTCGATCGGCTCGGAGAAGGGGCGGAGCGATGACGAGGGGCCGCAGCGCCGCGTTACGATCAGCAAGCCGTTCTACATGGGCGTGACGGAAGTTACCCAGGATCAGTACGCGGCCATCATGGGGAAGAACCCGAGCAAGTTCTCCGGCCTGACGAATCCCGTGGAGCAGGTATCATGGAACGACGCGGTGGAGTTCTGTAAGGCCCTATCCAAGAAGACGGGCAAGACGGTTCGGCTTCCCACGGAGGCTGAGTGGGAGTATGCCTGTCGAGCTGGTAGCAAGACACGACACAGCTTCGGCGATGGAGACAGGGATCTGGGCGCATACGCTTGGTACAACGAGAACAGTGACGAGAAGACGCACCCAGTCGGTAAGAAGAAACCGAATGCCTGGGGGCTGTACGACATGCACGGCAATGTGTGGGAGTGGTGCAGTGACTGGTATGCGGAATCCTATGCCGGCCTCAAGACGACGAACCCGCAAGGCTCAGGCAGCGGCAAGTACCGTGTGCTTCGCGGCGGCTCGTGGAACAGCTCTCCACTGAGCTGCCGCTCGGCGATTCGCATCGGCAGCTCGCCCGCCTACCGGTACGGCATCTTCGTCGGCTTTCGGGTGGTTGTGTCGGCTGGCGTGGACTGATCTGTTCATCCTTTGCCCTTTGTTCTTTTACCCTTTGGGGTCCAGGGGCGAAGCCCCTGGTCGCCCGCGAAGTGGGCGTGCGGGCGCATCGTGGGTTGATGCTTTCGCGCGGTGCAGTTGATGAACTGAATTACGTGGCGAGAGCCGCGTTTCAGAGGGACCGGGCTGAATGGCCGGCCGTGTGCTTCGCGGCGGCTCGTGGAACAACAATCCACAGAACTGCCGCTCGGCGAATCGCAACAACAACACGCCCGACAACCGGAACAACAACATCGGCTTTCGGGTGGTTGTGTCGGCTGGCGTGCACTGGCGATGTCTAAGATGGCGTGTGAGTCCGTCCGGAATCCCGGCGTTCAAGGATGCCGGGAGCGTGGCGAGACGCCAGTCCTGGTCCGGTTCCTGAGTCACTCCGCATGTCGGGGTGGCCGAATTTACGCCGCAGGGCCGGCCGAGGCTGGTACCCCGACCCTGGGGGAATGTGTCGGTCGGTCTTTTTTGTTCTTGCGCAGGGCTCCCACGATGGATCAAGAACTGAAGGTTATTCAAGACTTCTATGACTTCATGCTGTGGTTGATCCACCACATCGAGAAATTCCCGCGTCATCATCGCTACAGCCTCGGAAGAGACATGGAGGCCCGCCTTCAGAAAGTGCTCTCGTTTCTCCTGCGGGCGAAGTACATGCGGGACAAGAGCGAGTATCTGGCGGATGCCAACATAGAGCTGGAGATTCTGCGGTTCCAGGTGCGACTGGCTAAGGATCTGGAAATACTGCCGGGAAGGAGCCATGGACACGCCGCCAATGTGATGAACGAGATCGGCAGGCAGATAGGAGGATGGGGAAATCAGGCGTCTCGGAAACGATGAAGCGATACGGCGGGCTGTGGGACGGATTGGTCTCGTGGGAGAACCTGCTATTGGCAGCCCGCAAGGCCCGCCGTGGCAAACGAGACCGACGGTGCGTGCAGCGATTCGAATTCGACATCGAAAAGGAACTCCTGCGGCTCCAGCAGGAACTGCAGGCGGAAACATACTGCCCCGGGGAGTTCAGGACGCACTGGATCACGCGCCCCAAACCGCGCCTGATCTCGGCGGCTCCTTATCGTGACCGAGTGATGCACCACGCCCTGATGAATGTCCTGGAGCCGATTCTTGACCGCCACTTCAACCCGCACAGCTATGCCTGTCGCCAAGGCAAAGGAACTCACGCGGCGGCGGATCGTCTTCAGGCCCTGATGCGCCGGCACGCCTATGTGCTTCAATGTGACATCCGGAAGTACTTTCCCAGCATCGACCATTCAATTCTGAAGACTCAGTTTCGTCGCCTCATCAAAGATGAGAAGGTTCTCGATCTGATGGACCTGGTCGTGGACAAGTCGAACGCGCAGGAACCTACATTCGAATACTTTGCCGACGACGATCTCTTTTCCCCATTTGCCCGCCGACGAGGCCTGCCCATAGGCAACCTTACAAGCCAGTGGTTCGCCAACTGGTATCTCACCCCGTTGGATCACTTCGTCACCAACGACCTGGGGATCGGCGCATATGTGCGATATTGTGACGACTTCCTACTCTGTCACAGCGACCGGCATGCTTTGCGTGAAGCAATGGTGCAAGTAGGAGAGCTTCTTGCTGGTTTACGGCTTCGCGTGCACGAAGAGCGGGTTTCGGTTCGGCCTGCTCAGCTTGGCGTGACATTCGTCGGCTACCGGATCTGGTCGACGCATCGCCTGATCAGGAAGCTGAACATTCGAGTTTTTCGACGGCGCATACGATGGATGCGGCGTGCTTATGCAGCCGGGATGATCTCGTGGGACGACATCAAGCCTCGCCTTGCTAGCTGGATTGGTCATTCGCAAACGGCCGATAGCATGCGCCTGCTTCGAAGACTTAGCCGGGAATGGCAGTTCACGAGAGGCCAGAGCGTCTGACGATTGGCTTGTCGTCATTCCACGATCCCACGAGGGATCCTCTCAAACAGGTTGATCTCACCTTCGAAAGCGTCTCTGTACCATATCTGGCACGATCTTCAGAAAACCGCCTCTGGGTGTAAGGAGTTTCGGCCTCTGCGGCAAATAACCCTATGACGGCCATTGATGGCCTCGCATGGGAGCCGCAGAGACGTGACCGAAACCCTCGACAATTCGATCAAGACCAACGCCGAAGGCCCTGCCAAGGCCAGCGGCGACTCCGGCAGCGTCGAGCAGCACAAGCTTTCCGAGCAGATCGCCGCCGATAAGTACCTGGAGTCGAAGAAGGCCAGCCGCGTCAAGGGCCTGGGGGTCAAGCTCGCGAAGATCTCGCCGGGAGGGACCGTCTGATGTGGCCCTTCGGCAAGAACAGGAAGGCTCCTTCGGGGAAACGGTCCATCCCGGCCGTGGTCCGGGCGCGTTTTGATGCCGCCCAAACCACCGCCGAGAATGCCCGGCACTGGGCGATGGCCGATGCGATGTCCGCTGATGGGGCAGGTTCGGCGGACGTTCGCCGCAAGCTGCGGCAGCGCAGCCGCTACGAAGTGGCGAACAACAGCTACGCCAAGGGCATCGTGCTGACCATCGCCAACGATTGCATCGGCACCGGCCCACGCCTGCAACTGCTGGCCGACGACGGCCAGATCAACCGCCAGATCGAGACGGCCTTTGCCGAATGGTCCGAAGCGGTCAACCTGGCCGCCAAACTCCGCACCATGCGGATGGCCAAGAGCACCGACGGCGAGACGTTCGCTGTACTGACGGCCAACCCCATGATCGACTCGCCGGTGAAGCTCGACGTGCAACTCGTTGAGGCCGACCGCGTGGCCTCGCCGCTCATGGCGGTGCTGCCGGTCGCCAACGACGTCGATGGCATCGCGCTCGACGCCTGGGGCAACCCGCAGACGTACACGATCCTGCGTCAGCATCCGGGCGACCTGACGGCTTGGAAGACACAGTACGACCTCGTGCCGGCCGACGCGGTGGTTCACTGGTTTCGTTCGGATCGGCCCGGCCAGCATCGAGGGATTCCGGAGATCACGCCTGTGCTGCCGCTGTTCGCCCAATTGCGGCGCTACACGCTGGCTGTGATCGCGGCGGCTGAGACGGCGGCGGACTTCGCGGCCGTGCTGTTCACCGACGCCCCGGCCAACGGCGAGGCCCAAGCGCTGGAGCCGATGGATGTGGTCGAGCTCGAGAAGCGAATGGCCACCGTTCTGCCCGACGG